ATCACGCAAAAACCCAGCAATCGACGTATTCCTCGACGAAATGTTCGGCGCACTTCGTATCAACGATATCGAGAAGGATCGCTGCGTCACATGTGGAAAGAATCCCGTAGTCGATTTCCCCACCGAACTCTATAAGAAAGAGTTCTCAATCTCGGGCATGTGCCCAACCTGTCAGGATAACGTTTTCAACAGCGAGGATGACGACCAATGAACACCTACACCCATACGATCGACCCCGTGATGCTTTTGGCTACCTGCGGGATAGTTGACGAGTTCGGACCAAAAGATCTGTTCAATGAGATGACCCGCCAAACCGCGCTACAACTCTTCAAGAACGGACATGTAGATCTTATAGAGGATCCAAACGCTATTGATAAGCTAGGACAGCTTTCGATGTCGTTTGATATTCCTACGGACTGGATCCATTGGGTAGCCCAGGTTCTTATTTCAGTGGTGGAAAACAATGAAGTCACCACAGGCAAGAGGAATGCAGCGCGTAACATCATGCGAGCATGGAGACCCGCGTTTCTTTATATTGTCAGTGGCGAGGTCGGACCCATGGACCACGAAAACCGTTTCAAGCCAGGAGGCGCAGACCTCAACTGAGTCTCTAAGTGCTTGGTATATAAGGACTTAGATCGCGGGGGCCGGTCGCAAAAACCTAAGTATATGTATACCAAGCACTTACAAGCGCAAAAAAAGTATGAAAACCCACAAAATGGTCTTGACATTCTACCCTTCCTCGCTATAGTAGGGGACATGTTGATCGAATACCTCTTGATCCTTGCCACAGCCATTCTCTGTTGCATCAGCACCGTAATCCTGGCGATTGCGTTGTATGACGAAAAAAGTTGAGAATGCGCTTGACAATGGTCACCTCTTGTGTATAATAGCACTTTTACCCATATCTAGGAGATACTACCATGAGCGAACGCAAACAGCGCACTCCTGCTGAGATCATCGCCGAGACTGAGGCCAAGCTGTCCAGACTCCGCGTGAAGCAAGCAACCAAGGATGCGATGAACGACCCAGCGATTGCCCCTCTCGTTGAGGAGCTTGACCTGTTGCGGAAAGACATCCGCGAATCACGCAAGGGATTGGGGGACGGCCCTCAATCATTCAACGCCCGAGTCAACAAACACCAGACTTGGATCACAAAGATCGAGTCGGAAAGGCAAACAGCCATGAACGTCCTCGCAGGGGCCGAGGATCGCAAAATGGAGATCGAAATGGAGATCTCTAACACGGTCAACGGCTTGGTCACCAACCACACTTCACCCCCTATCACAGGGGACATGTTGAAGGATATGAATGCTTAGTCTGATCACAAACATCGTGCGTTCAAACCAGAACGCGGTCATGGCAAGAATCGGAAACGGTTCCGCCGAGTCGGCAATCTACACGGTTTTCGATTTGAAGTCGCAGACCAATACCTACACTGGCACGCTAAATGCGTGCAAGAAGGCTTGGAACAAACACTACCGCAACTCGCGGCAGTTTACAACGCCTAACGGCAAGAACCATCGCTATCTGTATGGATAGCACCTCGTCTGAGCGAGGCTAAACAGGCTGTAGGCTCAGAGCGGGATAGCAGGGAAGTATGAGAGGGTAACACCTCCTCGGTTGCAACCCTTCCCTTGCTATTCGAGGCATTGTCTCTACCTATAAGTAGTGAGCCGTGGTTCGGCAGCGAAAGCAGGATAACCATAGAGGCAGAAGGGGACACCCCCAATGCAATATTTATGGGTGGGTACGCGACCTAACCAGAACCTCGTCGGTGTCGGCGAGGTTTTTTTTATCTTCCTAAGTGCTTGGCGTGTATATACTTAGGTTTTTCGCGCCGGGGCGCAAATCTTAAGTATATGTATACCAAGCACTTACAAGCGCAAAAAAAATATGGATTGGGGCTTGACATTTGCCCTCCGCTCGCTATAATAAGACGCATGAAGAACAACAGGAGAGAGTGGTCGATCACCAGGTCCGTGCTAACTAATCACTTGGCCCAACTAGTGGCAGAAGTTATTGTCGAGGGCAAGCTCTCTTTCTCCCAAGAGATCATGCTGAAGAGTAAGGTAAAATCCTTCTGCTGTTTCGGTGATGAGGAGTATTACAAGTGGGAGAAACTCCTGCAAGTGCTGATCGAAGAGGTAGAACTATACCACGAGGAAACCGTAGACTGCTCCACGTTCTTCAGCCACCCAGAGGCAGGGTATGACGACGACCTTGCCAAATACGACCCTGATTCAGAGGGGGTCTGGTAACCTCTGATTTTTTTTCTTTTGCAAAGGATAAATATATGCGTAACTTTGAGTATAACACGCTACAAGCCAAGATCCAAGGCTTGAGCGTGCAGGTTGGCGAACTCTTCGCCGATCTTTACAGGGCGGAAAAGCAAGGGAACAAGACCCTTGAGGCTTTAGAGGCTTACAAGTCTCTCCGCCGCCTACTTCCTATGGAGAACTTCGGGTATGGGGCTCGCGCCTACGATCGCCATATTGGTGCCACTGCGGCCCATAAGGCTACCCAAGGGATCGGGCACTGTGCCTCGCGCACGATCGGTCAGCTAGAACAGCAGACCTAGGGTAAGGTTTCGGTGTGGGGTGGTGCCTTCTATCCCACACCGATTGTTCATTCCTAAGTGCTTGGTATACATATACTTAGGTTTTTCGCGCCGGGGCGCGGGTCCTAAGTCCTTGTATACCAACACCTTACAGCCGCTCGATTTTCAAAACAAACAACTTAGAACAGCCCTAGTCTGCCCCCCTCTTTTTTTCCAATAATCCCCGAAAGAGTCTTGACATAGGCTCCACATCTGTTATAATAAGGCCATGAAAACGACCACAGTCTACCCTAAAAGCATCAAGCAAGCGACGGAGTTTGACGTGCTCAAAAAGGGTTCAAGCAACAAGAAGCTTGGATTCAAAATAACCGCTAAGAAGTGGGCAAGCAAGAGGCTATATTCTCTCACTCTTACGGAACGGGAAACGTGTCCTGTTTCCTGTCATCATTGGGAGGATTGCTATGGTAACAATATGCCATTCGCCCACCGTTTCTCCACTGACGGTCTAACCGATAAGGTCGAGAGTGAGATTGCTACCCTACTAGAAAAGCATCCTCAAGGGATTGTTATTCGCTTGCACGTTCTCGGTGATTTCTACAGCGTGGAATACGTTAGGTTCTGGGACCGTATGCTGAAAGAAAACCCTACCCTTTGTATCTTCGGCTATACTGCGAACATGTTTGATCAAGTAACGGGCGAGGGTGCGGGCATCGGTGGTGCTATCCATTTACTAAACCACCGTTACGCTGACCGTTGCACGATTAGATTCTCGCGGAATCAGGAAAGCAACCACCTTAGTCCCTGCTTTGCGGCAGAGGAGAGTTTTGAGGGTAAAGCTTTCACATGTCCCGAGCAGACTGGAAAGCTACCTTCCTGTGCCACGTGTGGATTGTGTTGGATTGCACAAAAGACTGTTAGATTTCTGAGTCACTAGGAGCTATATTATGGGTGTTATATGCAAGAACTGTGCCGACAAAGTGCATGTGAAAGAAACGTGAAATCATGAGCGACGAAGAAAGAGAAATTATTCTAAGGCTATTTCCTGACGCGGATATAGGCTACGACAACACCGAACAATTGATAATCTATACGGGCCGATATGCTGAAAATCAAATGCCTGAAGGAGATTGGGACGCGAGTGAGCGACTTTGGAGCAAAGAAGTATGAAAGAATACACAATCAAGTTGTGTGAGTATGAAATCGGAATCCTTGAAGACTGCTTGAAATACGCGCTGCTCGATCAGGTCGGGTGCAAGATCGTATTCTCCGACTATCGAAGAAACCTCCTGAGAGGGATTTTACAACAGATTTTGGAGCAAAAATGAGACCGAAAACAACATCTGAGAAGATTGACTTTTTAGTTCGCAACTGGATTGATGGGGCGGACGTGGAAACTATTATCGAATATGCGGCGGAGCAGCTAGGCAAGTTTTATATCGACCTCGGAGCAGACCTGGTTGATAAACTATACCTCGACGAACTCGAAGAGCGGGACGAGTTCGAGGATTGCCGCATCGACACCGGAGTTTGAAAAACTTCAAGGGTCTGGATTTGCGGACTAATCATGTTTTGATACCTAGAATGGGAGCGTAGCTCAGTTGGTAGAGCAATAGACTTTTAATCTATTGGTCGAAGGTTCGAATCCTTCCGCTCTCACCAAATTTAAACAAACTTAAAGAAAAACCCCCACAAGCTTAAATGCTTGTGGGGGTTTTTTGTGATCTAGTTTGACTTTTTTAGATCACGCATAGGAGAAGTCTGAACTATTATAGGCGAAGCTCAAAAAAAACTCAGAGCTAGTTTGACTTTTTTGGATTTTATTTGGAGGTGATTCCAAAAAAAGGTTCAAACTTAGCTCTGAGCTTGGTTGAAAAAACCCCCCTATTTGAGGGGGAGTGGGAATTAATTTTAAGTTTTTTAAAGGGGGGTCAAGCAAACACTTCTCTTATTTGACTTTTTTACCCTCTGATACCTAGATCAATCTCCTATTTGACTCTTTTAGATTGTTTTATTCACTTTCATGAAATTCATCAAATCCAGAATCTAAATTTAAGAATTCAGGATTATCCCAATCGAAGTAATTTTTACCCCTATCCTCATAGATGTAATTGACCTTATTTGACTTTTTTAAGTTCTCTCTCTTGGTCAGTATTTGTAGGTTCCAAGGCACATGTAAGCCACTAATCTTCTTCCCTCTAAGAGGAACAATATGATCTACATGATGTTCTATACCTGTAGTTTCTGTTAGCTGTTTGGCTTGTTTATATATTAACTTAATCATATTATGATGCTCTTCTGTGAGCCAGTGAGGTGTTGCATCCTTTAAAGCTTTTGACCAATGTCTCTCTTGATCATAGTTCTTTACTCCTGTTATCTGGTATATCCTTCTGAATATCTCATCGTCTTTGCGTTGGTTCTCCTCCAACATTTTAACCAATGCTTTTAATGATCGAGCACTACCTGCGGTCCCTCTTACTGTTTGACTCTTTTGCGCCTGAGGAGCACAACCTGACCTAGGGATCGAAGGAGGAAGTGAGAGCAGAGAAGCTATAAGATATCCCCCCGAGTAATGATCCTTAAGAGTATTTGGTAGAGACCGCTTAATGTTTTGACTCTTTTGCATTCAAAGACTTCATTCCTTTGTCATTCATTTCCATACTTTTAGTACTTCAAGTCCTTATGGCAAATACAATCACAATCTATGATTCCACATTCTCCATCATTAGGACCGCATACAATAGGCACATCATGTTCCTGTTCAGATGTTAATACAGCTACAGATACGCTATTCTCAGCAAAAGGATAAATCGGGTATAGATAAGCTAACAGGTATGCCCTTCTGGATTCAACCTTCAGGGCCTCTAGCTCATCGTGACAGCCTTTAAGGCACACAGGAGGCTCTTCATTCATAGCTAGGACATTAGGGTCCATTAGCTGTTGGTGAGCACAGGGGGTTCTCTGCTCCATCCAGGTGTACCATGGTCCTTCGGGATTAACTCTATGTATTCCCCAAGTCCTGCGGAGGATTCTCACCTCTAATGGTTTACACACATCACATCCTAATTGGGCTGCTATTCCCAAGCTCATTATTAAAAGACCTATTAGTTTCTTCATGGTTCTCATCCTCGTGATTCAATAGCTCTCTTCATACGTTTGAGAATCTCTTTATATTCCTCGCGTATCAAAATAGGGACAATACCCTTTGGGGATCTGTCCTCTGCGATAAACATTAAACTTGAATAATCAGTATCTCTTCCGTCTGTAAATCTTTGTACCATTACTATCTGGGTACAGTTAACCAACATCTCGAAAGGTTTACCCTGTAGAGAGATGATTCCTGAGCGATCAAAAGCAATTCTTTGAACACGGAACTCTGCGAAATTCTTAAAGACGCTTCCTGAATACTTGGACAACTTTTTAATGATTGGTTGTTCAGAAACAAGTTCCTTTTTTACGGAGCGTTGTGCTGGTGCAGCAGCCATTAAGCTTAGTACCCCTAGACACAGCATTCCAATCACAATGGAGAATAGGGTGATACTTCCACCCTTGAGTAGTAACGCTCTTATGCGTTGCATCTTCTTATACGGTGTCTGTTCTATATTTTTCATAATTCTTTATACCTTTCTATTATTCTTTTAAAAGAAATGTCCCTTTTAATCCTAGTCTTTGTGCGCGTGGAAAACTTAAGGGATTAAAAGGGACATTATAAGTTTCTTAGGTACGGTTTACTCGCTTCCAAACCTTCTTCTTACGACCAAGCAAAATGCTTGGCTTTTTCGGACCTGGTGAGGTACAGCATCCTTTGCCTGATCGCCCTTTGGCCCAGCAATCAGGGCATGGCGGGGCCGTTGTCTTAGCCTTAGCCTTAGCCTTAGTCTTAGCCTTAGTCTTAGCCTTAGTGCATTCTGGACACTTCATGCTAGCCCTGTTACGCCGCATCCTACGCGGACCCGAGGCTCTACGCCCACGGCTTCTACGAGAATTACTACGCCTCTGAGCATTCCTACGTTGGGAGTTGGCTCTCTTGCCCCTCTTCCCACGCTTGGAACTCTTACTAGCCTGAGCACGCTTCTTCTTAAAAGCCTCAACCCTCTTCTTAAGAGCGACACACTGGGGGCAACCCTTATCGACAGACTTACGACTCTGGACACGTTGAGCTTGCTTCTTATGTGCCCCTCTCTCTGGCCTTTGAGCCATAGTTGGGACAGCCATAAGACCCAAGAGCACGATTGATAGAATATACTTCATTTAATTTCTCCTAATCATTTAAAACTTTAAGTCTTCTAGCTAGGATCTGCCTTGCTACAAGTTGTATAGGCTCCCAACCATCTTGGGATATCGCTTCCAGCAAATCATTCAAGGCTGTCTGCGAATAGGTCTTTGCTTCAAAGATCTTATATTCATACATATTTATCTTCTCCGTCATCATCAACGACTAAATATTCTGGATCCTTAACAGGATCAATACTACATAGACCGCAAACTTGATCCTCGAAGATAACAGGAATATTTAGTTCTGACGCAAGATTGAACTCCATTCTTGCACCTCTACTATTCTCCCAATGTCTTAACATATAGACGTAGTCTGCTTGAAGAAGCATTGGAAGAGCTTCCCGCATATAATAGGCCCAAATTTCTTCGCTAGTTGTATATTTTATGCCAGGATCTTTGATATGCATAGGATTAAGGACGCTATAACCCTTTTCAGAAAGAAGGTCATCAGCTAGTCTAAAGTCATGTGCAGCGGGAGGGCGACCAGAAATAGGTCCACTTATATAAATAGAGGCATTCATACTTGTCCTCCTAAAATGTTACAATCTTGTTTAATATAAAAGCCAATAAATCGAAATTGTGGCTTCCAATAGGCATGGATCATTAGAGTTCATTCTCCAATAGGCGAGACAAATGCTTGATTTGTTTATTGGCTTCAAACCAAGTAAGGTTTAAAGCTTCTGCTACTTGTTTTACATTAATTTTACCACTCGGTTTTATTAGAGTGGGATCTTTAACTACCATACTAATAATATCTTTTTGAATAGGTGTAAGGAAGTAAGAAAATTCACTCACGAATATTGCAGCTTCAGGATCTCCACACTCCTCCTCTAGTTGGAGAACCTCTTCATTGTCCGTAGAAACTGTCCCCTTTAGGATGGAAGCTTTCTTGGCGATCTTCTTTCCCTTGTTGTTCTTCTTTGTCCACAAACAAGTTTTGATGTACTGGTCGAAGCCTTTGCTTCCCCAGAAGTCATCGAACACTCCATTAGCTCCACCATTCTGCTTTTCAAACCCCCTAACAGCTTCCATAGCTGCAAGGCGAATGTCTTGCAAGTTGTCATCAAAATTAGCAGTAGCCGTATCACCACTAATCTGATGGCTAATCTTATACATGAGATTGCCATACTTATCATTTATTTTTTGCCACTGTTCACTTGTTAGCATTTACCACCTTAATATTTTTTAGTTCAGGAAAAACTATGTCATTCAAACAATAAAATGAGTTCATCATATCTTTACCGAAGACAATTCGTGGATGATCTTTCATCATTTGAATGTGCTTCTTTTCTTGGATCCAGTCCTTCTCATCGAAAGTCCAGGCGAATGTCATTTCAACTGTGATGGATTTCTTCATCTACTAATCAATAAATCCCATAAACCACAGGACGTAAGTTGCAAAAATGCAACCATAAGCACACGCGCCCATGCCAAGAAAAGCACAAAGCAACGTGGAAAAAACCTTCTCATTCATTTCAATCTTCATTTTACTCATCTTTCTAACTTTAATTAAGGAAACGTTGTGGGGAATGTAAAATCGTATAAAACTCATCCGCAATAGCTTCGTCTGTTGCTGTGTCTCCAAATCCCAAAGGGTACTTCTTATTGTACTTCTTATTTACCTTCTCAATTTGGCTAACAGCTTGCTTCAAAATAGCTGTAACTTTTTTAGTTACATCTGCGAGATCCTCAGGGTTACCACTTAATAGTGCGTAAGGATTGTGAGCGTTATCGTCTACTATCATTTTTTCATGCGCCTATTTTAGCATAATTTGGGGGGGAGGTCAAGGAAAAACTAGCAAAATCTTGCTATTATAAGGTGTTGTCTTTTCTAGAGTTACAACGCTTCATGCCCAACAGCCCGTAACCTACGATATCCTGGTAGGGGTTCTCGGAGAAAGCGTCAGGATCATTTGCTATACGAAATAACTTGTCTAAGATCCTTGCAATCGTAAGTAAATCGTCATACTGGTGGGGTTCGATACCGTCTGGAAACATCTGTCGTAAACATTCTCCACTGCGGCCAAAAGAATCACCATAAGCCTTTTGTTTATCGGCTACTAATTTTCCTACTTCTTGTCCAATCTTTCCGAAATCCATTTTCAATCCTTAATATGCGGTCTATTCTCACTGATAACAGATTCAGTAACGTGAATCAATCGAGCCTTCAACTTAAACTCTTCCAACGTGCTACACCCAGAGTATGACATAGCAGAGCGAACCCCCTCCATTAATTCCTTCACAACAATCTCTGTGCTCCCCTCAGGCTGTGTGGGA